CGCCAGTGTTCGGCATAATTTGCAGCGAATTCCTCATCGCTGCCTAGAGTTTTTAAAATAATAGGACGTTTCTCTTTCTTGATGATTTCATGGAGTTTATGGTTCCACGCTCTAGCGTAAGCGCAAAGGTGTATGTTTATCTTTTTGCTGAAAGCAGCAACGCCTTGTAATACCTTTTCACTCGCGTCAAAGCCAGGATCAGAGGAGAATTTTTCTTGTTGTTTTGCCATAAATGACAGTTCCTCTTGTGTAAAATCCATAATATCTTTAAAGTCAATGTCTTTTGCCTGAGCGGGAAACTTTTCTGAATATGACTTAATATATTCCTTAAGATGATGAGTTTTCTCTTCAGGTGACAATTTCAAATCGCGTTTAAGTTTGTGAACGCTGTGGTCATTGCCGTAAAGCAATTTTGCATATGAACCAATAAGTTGTCTAGCTAATTTTTCGGCTTCCTTTGGTCCCATTTTAGGCATTTGCTTAGAATACCTTCCGGTAAGCGTAGCAACATTGTTAATGGGAACACTGGCCATCTGATGTTTAGTAAATAAATCAAATTTTGAGAATACATGCACTTTCTTAGTTTTGTCATTGCAAATAAAATTCTCAAGTGGAGTTCTTAATTTGCCACTATCTAATTTTGGATTTAAATACGGACCTTGCCAATCTGCTGCGTTGTAATCTGTTGTATGTGTGACGTCACGGAGTATATCCACCGCAACATCAACAGGGACATCTTCAGTTGCAACATTGGTTGCTGCGGTCATAGGTAGATCTTTTAAAGGTTCAATTACGGTGTCGTCATTTAACAATATTTGAGATTCTTCATTATAGATGTTTATCATTGTGCCGTGAATATTGAAATAAGATTTAATAAAATTTTCATCGCCTGTTAAGTACAACTTTGATGTAGCACGAGTTATTGCTGTATATACCCACTCTGTTTTATCCTTAAGATCGTGCACACCTTTAGAACTAAGGTAGAATACAACATCACTTTCACGAC